CTGTGATATACTCAGGTAAGTATGATTCAGTTGCCAACAAAGCAAACGGGAAAGCGACAGACATTAAGAGCGTGCTGGATTCTCTAGATTCTCAGATAAAAGACAAGCAGCAGGCTCTCTCAAAAATCACTGCGGAAACAGTAGCTGCTGCCAACCAGGTGAACGGCGGAAACACTACCAGCGCTTCTGTAACTACCGAGGTTAAGCCATCAGCAGCAAACGCAATTATAGATCAGCAGCAAGTGGCTCAACAAGAAATTACGCAGGCTGAGCAAGCAACTATGACAACTGCGCAAGCCTCTGTTCAGGCCGCTCTACAGCAAGCAGCTGATGGAGCGCCTAAACCTAATATAGTAGAAATACCGGGATTTGTGAGTAGCGTCTTAAGCATGTTTGGAGACAATCCACAAGTTAGCGTTTCTCCGTTGGTTCAAAAACCAGCAGAACCGGAGAAAGGTTTCAATTCGTCGGATAATCCCACAACAAACGGCAATGTAAACACTTCTAATTTCAATTGAAAAACTGGAGGATCCCCCTTCTCGGACAATAGTAAATAGTATTTCATAATCAAAAAAAACTTAAAGCCTTATCATACTCAATAGTAAAAATAACAACTTCCTCATAAGGTTCCCCAAGAACTTTTTCTATCCAACCGTGACTGAAAAGTACACCACGTACCTAAAGCGGCTGCCGATTCCATATGAAAGTATTGAGGACTATATGAGCGCTAGCATTCAGTCAGTGACGTTTCCTGCGCTCACCGCCGATACCGTAGAACAGCTGCTTTATGAAGAGCCTGTGACTGCCAAAGGCGGCAAAAGATTTGAACGATATTTGGACCGTCAGTTTACAATAACTTTTAAGTCTTACGAAGGCTGGATTAACTACTGGATTATGTTTGACCAGATGTTTGCATATTGGGACTTGGACAATAAGAAAAAGTACCTGCCTGACCTTAACCTGGGATTCTTGGATCACACAGGATTTGAATTTGTGGCAATCAACTTTCAGCAAGTTGTGATGACTGGAGTCTCCGAATTGGAACTAAATTACGCTTCTAATACCGCGGAGTTTAGAAACTTCACAGTCAACTTTAAGTATAACTACATCCGCATAATCAAGACTCTTCAGTAATGATATATAGAAAAAATAAAGTGGCATGAAATCATTCACCGAGACTATCAACGAATCATCTTCAACCGTCGCCAGTTTGGTTAAACACATACAGACTGGGATGGAAAAAATAGACGACAGCATGTCATACAAAGATTTTGCTGCGGCTATTGCCAAAATTTTACAAGATGATTACGGTGATCATAATTACGGCCCATTCATAGACGAGCTTAAAAAATTGTTATAGAATGAAAACATTTGACGAATCACGTAAGGTTCAGCTGCTTGAAGAGAGCATGGACCTGAGCTACCTAAACGAATCTGAGAAAGCTGAAGCAGAAAGAATCTATAAGGAAATTGCAGAAGCCGTAGAAATACATGGTATACACGGAATTGATGAAGGGATCTTGGGTTCCATCATTGGCGGCGCTGCAGGTTTCTTGGTAGGTCCAACCATCGGAAAAATTATTGCAAATGCGCTGGGCGTTGAAAGAGGAATCCTCTACGATATGCTCACTTCACGATTGGTTTCAACAGCTCTTGGTTCTGCCATAGGTAAAAATATCGGCAAATGATAGCGGGAATAGACTTTTCAATCAAGTCTCCTGCTGTTACTCTTTTCACTAAAGAAGGTGAATGGCGGTTCTACACATTTGCAAGACAGAGTGTAGCTAAAGAAGACTTCTTTCTTACTCTTCAGCAAAATGGGGTACATGTGATCTGTTTACCCGATGAAGCTCCGCTTCCAAAATCGGCAAACCTAACTGAACGCGAAAGGTCTTCTATCACGGACGGTCTGATGCAGACCCGAAGCATTTCAAAAATGCTCTCTGCGTGGTCATTCAAAGAAGATGGCCACATGGCAATCGAAGGTTTCTCGTTTGGATCCACCGGCAATCGGCTAGCTCAGATTAGCGGTTATCAATGGTTGCTCAGATCTCTGCTGCTTAAAGACTGTGAAATCACACCCGAACAATTGTGGTTCTTCTCGCCCATGACTATCAAGGCAACTGCTGGAAAAGGAAACTTTAAGAAAGAGCAAATGATCGAGGCTTTCATAAATTCAGATTGCAATTCAAGATTTGCGGAAGCTCTGCGAACAAAGCCAGCTGAGTTTCAGACAAAAAAAGGAGCATGGCTTAAGCCAATCGACGATATTGTAGATTCATATTGGATAGCAAAAACTTTAGAGAAAACTTTAAACACCAAATGAATATAAAAAATATGGAAGATATAAATTCAGCAATATACTACTTCTACCAGGCATCGGATCCAAAAAAGGAAAAAATTGCCAAGATGAGAAGTGAAAGCCTAGAATGGGCTGAAGAAACTTTTGCAATACTAAAAGGACTAAGCATCGATGATTTCAGAAAGCTCTACAGAGTTGAAGAGTGGACTCCCGTTTCAAAAGGATGACTTTGAAACGATAGTAAACTTTGTCAAGAAATATGATCAACTCTATGCCGAGTTGAAAAATTTAGAGGATCATGTACAAAAAGTAATCTCTCTACAAGGCGATATTGTACATGAATTAGAGAGCACTCGTTCTCTAGAATCCGAATGGTTTATGAATCTCTCAGAAAAGTCTGGGATAGAAATATCCGAACTTAAAAGACTTGCCTCTACATGGGCAGCTGAAAATAGGACGGAAACCTTTTATCCTTGATGAATATAAAAATCAAATAAATCCCTCAAAGTAACTTAAAATCACTAAAAAACAAATGGAAAATCTCAATGACATTTTCAATCTTTCAGTAGACGACTTCAAAGTTGAAGAAAAAAGACAGTCTAACATTTTTAAGCCTGATGCAAATGCAGGTCGCGATGGTGTTTACAAGGCAGTAGTTCGATTCTTGCCTTGGCACAAAGATCCTAAAAAATCTATCATGAAAAAGTGGTCATGTTGGTTGGTTAATCCCGCCAATGATGAAGCCAAAATGGTAGATTGCCCTTCTACAGTCGGCAAAAAATCTGTACTTCAGGATATGTTCTGGAAGTTCAAAAAATCAGATTCAGTTGCTGAACAAAAGATGGCGGAAAACTTCTCACGTCGTCAGCGTTTTGCTTCCTTGGTTCAAATCGTTAAGGATGATAACAATCCTGAAAACGTAGGAAAAATCATGGTATGGCCATACGGCGTGAAAATCTTCAATAAGCTGCAAGCTGAAATGAAGCCAGAATTTGGAAAGCCGCACATCCCGTTTGATCTGTTTGAAGGCAAGCCTTTCCTGGTTCACATTACAAAAGTGGCAGGCTATAACAACTACGACAACTGTCGTTTCTTGGATGAAAGAATGCCGGTTACTCTGGATGGTAAAGCCATGGAAAAGACTGCCGATGACATGGGCAAAATCAAATCCTTTTTGGATCAATCACCAGATCTCTCTTCTTATGATTACCAAGACTGGGATCAAACAACCGAAGACTTTGTAAATGAAGTAATTCGTAACACAGTTCCTGGTGGCCGAATGGTGGCTAGCGCAGAAAAGACAAACCGTGAATCGGTAGCAAAAGTTTCAACTTCTACACCAGTAGAAAAAACTGATTCTTTACCAAGTATCAGTTCTTCTTCCGGTGATGGATTGTCTGACTTGAACCTAGATGATTTCGACAGTAAGTCTTTCGATGATGAACTATTCGACTCACTCTAATATAAAACCAACTATGAAGGAGAATGAGTATGACTCATTCTCCTTTTCTTTTAATTCCAAGGAAGTCGATCCTACTGAGCTTAAGGTTAAAATCCAAAAGCTTCTTCAAGAAATTTTAGATAGCCGCTTCCCGGAGCACGAGAAAAGGAGAATTTCGGAAAAGATTGGAAGGCTTAATTTTGCGTGTCCATATTGTGGAGATTCTTATAGTGAACTTCACAAGAAGCGCGGAAATATCTACACTGAAAACTTTGGATACCATTGCTACAATTGTGGAAAGCATACCACAGTCCGTGGGTTGTTTAAAGACTTTTCCAAACATCTGGACACTGATGAAATCATATACATCCAGAGCCAGCAACAAGATTATGCTCCTACAACAAAATCAATCGACCCTTTTGTTTTTCTTGATAGGGGATTGATTGAAAAAGTCTCTCTTAGTAGATCTTCTCTTGATGAATTTTATGGCGCAGTTCCCGTAGACAATTCTCGGATCTTTTCTTATTTAAAGAAGAGGTGCCAATCCGAATTTACCAAATTTTCTTGGGATTCGGAAAAGGAAAAGCTTTACATCTATCACGTGGTTCCTGGAACAGACCGGGCTCTAGGCTTTCAGATAAGAAACTTTAAAGCCTCTCCAAAGTATATGACTTGGAAGCTTTCAAGAATTTATGAAGATTTAGGGATACAGCCTACGCAAGAAGTGCTAGAGATTGACAAAATTTCTACAACCTTTGGAATACTCCAGCTTGACTTCAAACAGCCTATCACGGTTTTTGAAGGTCCGTTGGATAGTTTCCTTTTCAGAAATTCAGTTGCTACATGCTCCTCCAAGATCGACTTTCCTCTTGAAATGGGAAGCATTCGATACATGTATGATTATGACGCGGCAGGTAGAGAGGCTTCTATGGAAAAGCTGCTGGCTGGTTATCCGGTCTTTCTATGGAAGAAATATCTAGAAGCAGCCAAAATACCTCACGGTAATAAAAAAATGGACCTAACGGATCTATTAGTTTATGCAAAACGAAAACAAATCAGCCTCCCAAGATTCGGAGAATTCTTCTCAACCAACAAGTACGACGCATATTGGATCTGAACAAATTTGGCTAGAGGCTCCGATAAAATTGAAAGGCTTGGCATATTTTCAAACAAATTTGCCTGAAATAAATACTCTAACTGATTTTGTGGTGGAACAACCACGATTGAAGTCTATTAAAAATAAAGTGCATGTCAGAAGAAAAGACAACGGTACAGGAAGCCTCTTCTAAGAACGACAGCCTCTATCAAAGGTTTGCCGTAGAACGAGAAGAGTGGACTACCAAAGTAAGCTCTCTTACCGAGAGACTGAAAAACATATATGATGTTGCAGAGCTTCTTACCGACCTGTACAGTCAACGACAAATTGCTGGAGACTATGTACATGAACTGGTTGCTCATTCTTCTAAATTGAATCGAATCTACCGAGAGCGGAAGAAAGAGAGATATTTGCACTACACACAAAATTATGATCTACGGCTAGACAAAGATCCAAAAATGCTTTTTATTGATGTTGATCTTGCAGATATTGTGGAGAGGCGGGAGCTCCTTCAGAATCATTTGGATTACATGAGAGAAACTCTTCGAAGCATAGACACCATTTGTTATGGTGTAAAACATCGGATAGCCTTAGAAGAATACCGAAGAGGATGAACGGAAACATAAAAAGAGTCGACACTCCATTTGGAAGAGTCTATATGGTGAAGGATGGGAACGACATTCGCATCTACCCATCGGTAACAACAGTGCTCTCTTCTGAGCCACAGCCTTGGCTGGAACAGCTTTCACAAGACATTGGAGCAGAAGAGCTTGCCAAGATTTCTGCTAACGCAGCTAACCGCGGGACTGTGATGCACACATACCTGGAAAATTACCTCATCTGCATGGGGTACCATGGGAAGAGCGATTCCTGTCTTCTCTATACACAAAAGAAAACTTCAAAAGAGCTCTCGGGTAAGTATGAAGAGAAGGCCATTGCAAAAGGTCGTGATTTGTTCTACAACATGTTAGATTCTGAGCTTTTTCAGATGATGAAGCGGCCCCTATTCTCGGAGAAATTTCTCTGGTCGCATGACTGTATGTTTGCAGGAACTGCTGACTTTGGATATATTGATGAGCATGCCGACGGAGATATTCTGGGAGACTTTAAAAGCGCAAGTTCTCCAAGAGGGGAAGAGCAAGTAAAAAAGTACCGGAAACAACTTGGAGCATATTCCATTGCGTATGAAGAGAGAACCGGTAGAATCGTAAAGCGTGCTGAGGTGTGGATTTCTTATCCTGAAGGAGTTCAAAAAATAGTATTGGAAGGAGAATCCTTAATCTCTGAAAGAGAAAATTTTAGGCTTCTTTGCGAGAACTATCACAAAAACTGGAATAAAAAACCTATCATTGAATACCTCAAGAACCTTAAAGACTCTAAAAATGACTGAAAATGGAAGTGAAAGCCGAAGTAACTCAAGACAAACGATTCATACAGATAACTGATGCCACTGAATTGGAGATGGAGCAAATCCGTCATTCTTTCAAAAAGCGCATTAGCAATTGGAGGTTTCATCCACTCGTAAAAAAACGAGTCTGGGATGGCTACATATCTTTTATTGATCGTTACAACCGAATTCCGGTTGGGCTTTGGAATGAATTAAAACAGACATGTAGCAAATACAGTTTTAGTTTAGAGGTTGCAGGATTTGAAGGCGTGATAGACAATGATTTTGACGAGGCGGATTTTAGATCATGGGTTGCGGAGTTTTTTAGCGACCACCCAAAGATTAAACCAAGAGACTACCAGATTGATGCGTGTATTCCTATCTTAAAGTATCGAAGAAGCATAAGTGAGATTGCCACCTCTGCGGGAAAAACCTTGATCATGTTTATGTTGTTTGCATATATGATCGACCGCAAGAAGGCTCAACGGCTTATGATTGTGGTTCCTAACACAAACCTAATCCTACAGACTAACGAGGATTTTGAGCTCTACAATAATAAGAAGCTGGAATTTGTCACACAGCTCATTCACGGAGGAACCGACAAGACAAAAAAGGATGTAGAACTCATTATTGGTACGTATCAGTCTCTGGTAAAAAGAGAGCTTCACTTTTTTGAAGGCATTGACGCAGTTCTTGTGGACGAGGCACACCACACTAATGCAAGTTCTATAAAAAAGATACTTGTGAATTGTATGGATGCAACCTATGCAGTAGGACTGTCGGGAACTATGCTGCAAAATGGTAGCACTGAGGCCTTAACTATACAAGCCTACCTAGGTCCACAGGTAAATAACATCAGCGCGTCGTTTCTCACAGAAAACAAATACGCAACTCCTATACAGGTAAAGGTTGTGCAGATGGATTACATGGATCACGATGTCAGAGAAAAGCTGGAGTCATTGCGGGAGAAAAAGAACAGTGGAGATCTTGATGGAGCTAAGTTGCTGGAAATTGAAAAGCGAATGGTGGTAGAAAACCGTCCGCGCTTTCTCTATGTCTGTAATTTCATTTGCAAGACTACAAAAAATTCGTTGGTGCTGTTTCAAAACGTAAAAGATTCATACGGTAGAAGAATCTATGATTACATAAGAGAGCATACCAGTGACAAAGAAGTTTTTTATGTAGATGGAAGCACTCCACCAGATATGCGTGAGGACTACATCAAAAGAATGGAAGACGGTACCAATAAAATCATGGTCGCTTCATTTGGAACATTCTCTACCGGTATTTCTATCAACAACATTCACAATGTTTTCTTTGTAGAATCATACAAGAGCGAAAAGATTGTAAGGCAATCTATCGGTCGTGGCATGCGTCTCTATGAAGGAAAAGAGAAGGTGAACATCATTGACTTTGTGGATGATTTTTCCATCAATTCAAAGAACAAAAACTACTTGCTGAAACACGGCGAAGACCGCATGAAGATCTATAAACAGCAAGGATTCCCATATAAGATCTATAAAGTTTCTTTCTAGCGGATATATAGCATAAATATCCAGCTCATGAAGTCTTTTAGAGAATTTCTTATTGAAGGTTACGCAGGTGGCGCCGGGAACGCAAAAGATTCCAAATCTCACAATCTTCCCATGACCAACAATCCAGTGTCGGCGGGAGTTAATCACGCGGATCCTACACTAGACGGATTGCGCTCTCATTTACTCGATATTTTTTGGCCAAAGGCAAACGGCGACAAGCAATTGGAAACCATCATCAATCAGTGTGTTACCACTTTTGTGCATGCCATGGACAAAAAACTCAGAATTGATGAAGACATCATCAAGAAGCTTGCCGATGCAGCAAGCATGGGGCAAGAGTCAGTTACCAAAATACTCAGCGAGGAGTTGGATAAATACTACGGAAAATTCCAGAACATCTACGGAATGACATAAAAATAAAAACTACAAAAAGAGATGAAAAAATTTAGCGAATGGATTGGCTCAATCCGCGAAGCAGAAGATGCTAAGAAGTCTGAACTGCAAAAGTCTTACCAGGATTATTTCCAAGCAAAGCTTGCAAAATTTGGTGTAGAATCCCCTGCCGATTTGGATGAAGAGAAGAAGAAAGAGTTCTTCAACGAGATCGCAGCTGATTGGGATGCTGGTAAGGGCGTTAAACCTGCTGCAAAGGAAAAAGTAGAAAAGGAGAAAGAAGAGGCTGGTGTTAAAGAAGCCGAAGTTCCTGCTGCTAAAGACGCTGAAGAAACTGAAAAGCTTCCTGCTGCTGAAGACGCTCAAGAAGGCGGAGAAGAAGTGAAAGCTGCTGCTCCCAAGAAAGAAGAAGAACAGGGAACTGAAGTAAACGCTGAAGGCGAAATTGATACTGAAAAAGATGCCAAGTAATATGGACTTTTCAGAATTTGAAAAGGGATTAAATGAGGCAGGACCTTCAGAAGCTCGCTTAAAGCAGTACGCTGCAAAGTATCAAGATCTGCAAAAGAAAGCGCGCTACGCTCTTGATGAGTTACGAATGTGGTCAGACATTGATCTACAGCCAACTGCCGGAGTTCCTAATCCAACAGATGTCAAGAAACTTGACGATGCTTACGAAGATTTTGTCGGAGCATTCGAGGCTTTCTTAAACCACGCAAAAACAGCACCATAAATGAAACACATTCAAAATTTCGATTCTTTTATCGGCGAAGCAATGGTACAAGTTGCCGGCAAGAACAAGCCTTCTGGCGCTAAAGTACTAGCATCGGTAATTATGGAGTACTTGGACGACAATCTTCTCATGCCGTCAAACGCAAATAAAAAAGACATTGAAGCTGAAATTGCTCAGCTGATTATGGATTCTACTTTTTAATATGAAGCTACTGTCATATTCAAAATTCCAGGACATGCTCAAAGAAGCGGAAAACCGCGATGCGGCGTGGTCTCTATGGAACACGGTAAATGAAGGTGGAGCGTACGGTCACATCAGCCACCCTTTCGAGGATGCAGGTCTGACCATGCAAGATCTTCGAGAAATGATTGAGGCAACAGTTAGCGGTTCATTTGGACCAGAAAACTTTGTTCAAGAGAAGACCGACGGTCAAAATATCATGATCTCTTGGAAGAACGGAAAGCTCATTGCCGCTCGTAACAAGTCTCACCTCAAAAATGCTGGTGAAGCCGCTCTTGATTCTTCAGGAATTGCAAGCCTATTTGCTGGCCGAGGCGACATTGAAGCTGCATACAATGCAGCTATGAAAGACCTCACTGGCGCTATCAGTTCTCTATCCGAAGCCGACAAGAAAAAGTACTTTGACGACGGGAAAAAGTTTGCTTCTGTTGAAGTCATTACTCCAATTACGCAAAACACGGTTCCTTACGGACAAAACATGCTAGTTTTTCATGGTGTTGTTGAACACGATGCTGATGGAAACGCTGTTGGAGAAGATAAACAAGCAGGCAGAGAACTTGGAAAACTGGTGGCGGATGCAAATGCAACTGCTCAAGAAACTTTCTTTGTTCGAGGTCCGCAAGACATTGATTCTATTCCGTTTCCCAAAACAAAGGAGCGTGCTTCTTACTATATGAAAAAGCTGGATACTGTCATGTCAGAAAGTGGTTCCACCGCTAACAGTACAGTCGGAGATTATGCTTTAGGTATGGGAAAAAGAATTCTGAAAGAGGAAGCCGCTAAGGCAAAGGTAGAAATACCGGAAAATTCTCTTGATGGTTTAGCACGTAGAATAGCAGATATTGACAAATCATATACAGTTGCTCAGCTGAAAAAGGATCTAGGCCCTGCAGCGGATTGGTTTATTGACTTGGAAAAGAGCCGTGGCAAAGAACTAAAGAGAAGGGTGTATGGACCGCTGGAAAGTCTCTTTCTAGAGGTTGGAACTGAAATGATGAAGAACATCAGCGCTTTTCTTTCGGCCAATCCAACAGCGGCTGCTGCTTCTATGAGAAAAGAAATTGATTCTGTCATCTCATCAATCCGCACAAACGGAGATGAGAAAGATGTAGAGAAACTGGAACACGAGCTTACTCGTGTAGCTGCTGCAGGCGGATTGGAAAGCATAGTTCCTACAGAAGGTATTACTTTTGTGTTCAAGGGAAAGCTTTACAAATACACTGGGATCTTTGCTCCACTACATCAAATAAGAAGCATTCTTGCTTACAAAAAATAATAGTTTGCGATGAGTTTTACATTAGAAAAAGTAAAAGCAGCGGTCAAAAGCAAAGGCTATGTTTGGTTTGAAGACGAAGAAAACCAAGGTTTTGATGTTAACATTGTAGGAGTGAGAAACTCTTCCACCGGAAAATCCGTAACAAATCTTTTCGATGACTGGATGACAATCTCTTACAAAGAAAACGGAGAGTGGAAGTTTTTTGCTTGGGCTTGTACTACAGATCCAGGAACAAAGGCGGTAAAAGAGTATAAGAATCCACGCGGAGTAGCTCGACTCATTCCTAATCAATACAGAGGATCACACACTATTCGTCTACACCAAGGAAAGTATGAAGCAGTTTGCCAGCAGCGTCCGGTGAAAGTTTGGCGTGACAAAAACAAAGACATGACTTTTAATGAAGTAACTGTGGATGAAGGCCTTTTTGGTATTAACATTCACCGAAGCAATCCTAAGACCGAAAGTCAGTACGTAGAAAACTGGAGCGAAGGCTGCCAAGTTTTCAAAAGAATCAAAGACTTTAAGCAATTCATGGAAATTTGTAGCAAAGCTGCTTTGATTCATGGCAATTCTTTTACATACACTTTGATCGAATCAAAAGACATTGCATAAATGAAAGGCTACGTTAAAACATTTGAAAGCTTCATCTTCGAGAAAGAAGGCCAAAAGGTGGTGTTCTTTCCTGGAAGGTTTCAGCCTTTTCATAATGGCCACTTGGCAGCTCTAAAAAGAACTTCCGAGGAATTTGGTCTGCCCGTGATCCCTATCCAGATTCTTTCTAAAAAAGAGGAATCACCCTTTCCAGATTCATTATTGGAAAAGATGGGGTCTGATGTAGTAAAGGCCAACAACTACATCGCAGACTATTTCATATACCCACAAGGCCAAAAGACAGTAATACCTCTAATGGTGCAGTTCTTACGTAGCAAAGGCTATGAACCGATGGGACTTGGCTGTGGTAGCGACAGACTCGCAGATTACAAAAGACAGGTTGATTACATCACAGGCCCAAAGACAGACACTCCCGTAGATCCCGGTTTTAGCGTGAAGATGGTAGACGTGAGAGAAGATGGCGGGCCTAGCGGAACTAAAGTTCGTCAAGCTTTGCGGGACGATGATAAAAAAGCATTTGATGAACAGATGCCAAAAGAGCTTCATAAGTATTTTGAAGAACTGAGAAAATACATTAAATAGATGAAAACATTTCAAACATTCAAGGAAAACGGAATCACGATCAATGAAGCAATTGATCTGACTGCGGTTAAGCCAATTACGCCCAGCAAGCTTCCTGCAGAAGTTGTGAGTATGCTCAATGACCGTATCGGAGATGAGTACACAGCACACTACTTCTACAGAAATGCTGCTAACTGGTGCAAAAACGTAAACTACAAGAAGGCTGCTGCATTCTTTGAAGCAGAAGCTAACAGCGAATTGGAACACGCAAAAGGTCTTCAAGACTACCTTGTGCAGTGGAACGAAATGCCTACCATTCCGCAAGCCCCCACACGAATCGACTTCACAAGTCTAGTAGACATCATCAATCGCGCTTACCAATTGGAATATGATTTGTATGACAAATATTCCGAGAAAGGCCAAAAAATACTCTGTGAAATTCACTGCGCTACATTCAATTTCATTCAAGGATATGTAGATATTCAGAGTGAAGCAGTGGGAGAATACTCAGATCTTCTGAATGCTCTAATGCTAATCAATACAGATAGCAAATTCGAGATTCTGTATTTTGAAAATGAATACTTTGGATAACAATCTCTATGAAACACGTTAAACTATTTGAACAATTTATTTTTGAAGCAAACATGTATGATAAATATGCCAAGAAAATTGGCTGGGTCATGCAGTCCAATGACATACGCACAACATCAGGAGATGTAAACGGCCGTGAAAAAAAGTACAACATGACCGCAAAAAATGCGTTGTTTCATAATTACTTTACTAAGGATGACTTTGACAATGAAAAAGTTCAAATAGTAGAAGGGATCCCTCTTCTCTATTACGGAGGAAGCATGGACAAAGAATCTGAGAGCTTTATCAAGAATAAGAAAATCAATCCAGAGATGCTCTACAATAAGAGAGAGATATTACAAACTTCTGGAGACAAGACTATTTTTGCAGAGACTTTTGGAAAATACGATTGGCTTCCCAAGACAGTATTTTCCAAGAAAGAAGCGATTGACGGAGCAGTTGGCTTTCCTGTGATTGCCAAAATTAAAAATGGACATAGCGGCCTGGGTGTTCAAAAGTTTGACACTGCTGAGGAACTCAAAAAGAGCAAAGAAGACTTTGATCTCTTCTGCCAATTTATCGATTTTGAAAGAGAGTACCGTGTAGTTTTCTGCCAGGACAAGATCATCATTATTAACGAAAGAGTTCCCACAATTGAGGAGGATCGCTCTATTAAAACCAAGAAAGCTGACGAAAAAATTGCTTTCACTTACGTCTATCAGGATCAAAATAAAGTGGATTCCAAATTCATCAAAAGCGTTTTAAAGATTTGTTCAGACATTAAGAAAGACCTGGACCTAAACCTATGGTCGCTCGATGTAGTGGTGGATAAAAAAGGAAAGCTGTGGGTAATGGAAACTTCATCAGCAACTGGTTTAGGTAGCGTGAAAATGTGTGAAGTTTACAAAGCTATTTACGAAGACTTTTACGGTGAGTCTCTTCCTGATGAATTTCTAGAAGACATTTACAAAAAATACGTAGTGACGGGGCATCAAAACTACTGGCCAAAATACAAAAAAGAAATTGAGTCGTCTCCCTGGGCAATGGATTACACCGTCATAACGGACCCAAAGGCCAAGGATGGATATCGATACTTTTTCAATCTCGATAAGAAATGAAAACTGGAGTATTCAAAACTTCCTACAAGGAAAATGAGAGGAGAGTTCCAATCTATCCTGAGCACATCATCAAAATTGAAAAAAGCCTTCGAGAACAATTAGTATTCGAAGAAGGCTACGGAGCTGACTATGGCTACGCCGATGAATACTTTTTAGATCTTGGCTGCGGAGTTTCTCCACGCGAGCAGCTGTATTCTTGTGACATCATCATTCTTCCCAAGCCGGTTGCGGCTGATTTAGAAAAGATGAAAGACGGCGGAATACTCTGTGGGTGGACTCACGCAGTTCAACAGAGAGATATTGCCGACCTGGCAATTCAAAAGAAGCTTACTCTGCTTGCCTGGGAGGAAATGAATGAAATTACAAAAAACGGTAGAATGCACATATTCTATCGAAACAATGAGCTTGCTGGTTATGCAGGCATTCTACATTTCTTGCAGCTGAAAGGGCTTGACGGACATTACGGCGAGCGTAAAAAGGCAGTAGTCATAGGATACGGTTCAGTAAGCCGCGGAGCTATTTATGCTCTTCAAGGAAGAGGATTTAACAATATCACGGTCTACACTCAAAGGCCATCTCATTTAGTAGCAGATAAGAATCCAGATGTTTGGTACAAATGCTTGGATGATAAGGTTAACTTGCGACTAGATCTCAGAGAAGCCGACTTCATTGTTAATGGAATTTTGCAGGATGTAAACAATCCTAAAAATTTCATAGATGACAAACATGGTCTCAGGGTTCTCAAGCCAAATACAGCAATCATTGATATTAGCTGTGATAAAGGTATGGGATTCTATTTTGCCGAGCCTACTACATTTGACAATCCTATTATTGAACTAGGAAGAGGGATATCATATTACTCGGTAGACCACACGCCTACTTACTTGTGGAACGCGGCATCACGAGAAATTTCTAGCGCTCTTTTGCCGTACTTAAAAACTATCATGGATCCTGCTAAATGGGAATCTGAGCCAGTAATAAGTCGATCCATAGATATACTCAAAGGTGAAGTAATTAACCAAAACATCAACAAATTTCAAAGAAGATAAACATTATGAGAAGAGAACAGTTTTACGCAAAGCATCAACACCTCGGTGTAGATCAAAAAGAGCTGGAAAGAAAGTACCGGTTATACTTAAGAGAACAAGAAGAAACTCGGATGCTGTATGAAGCAGCAATGAAATCCTCGTCATCAGCGCCTCCGGGTGTTGCAGGTGGCGGAGGCAGCGGTGGCAGTGGCGGAGATCTTACTCTTGTTTTTTCTAGCTTTGACACTGTGGATGTGCTTTTAGCAGGTGGGTTTGATAGCTTGCCTGATTGGAACATTGCAATAGTAGGCGCCGGAAATCCATATACATCAATTAGCGTGGATGAACCGAATTTCACAATATATTTAAGTGGCGGTTCAAATATAACTTTGGATCCGGATGCGTTTAACGGTATATTTGAAGGAGGCCTAGGCCTTGGCGAAGATCTTATATCAATTGTTGACACGGGAACAATCGTAGAATCCAATGGCAATACGTTTTATTATTGTTTGGTTCTTGAAACAGTCATTTTACCTGCGCTAGCAGAAGTTCTCATAAACGATTTTTACAATTGTACTAAACTGAAAGAAGTTCAATTGCCATCTGTAACTGCGGTTGGCGAATACGGGTTTTACAGTGCATTTAATACCGCTGATTCTCCGATGACACTAAACCTGCCGCTTTGTACTTCGTATGGAGCTAGTGCATTTCTTCAGTCTGACGGATTCGAAGGTTATATTGGGACTACAGATGTAGATTCGCCAAAAGTAATGAATGCTACCTTTTCAAATTCTGTAATAGCAAATCCTGAAATTACTCTTTTACTTGCAGAAAATAGCGGCATTGTACCAACTTATGTTTAATTTGGATGAGCACTTATACAGGGATGTAATATCGGTAGAGGAAGAAATTGAATTGAATAAAGCCATACCAGATCTTACAAAAAAGTATAGCAGAAAGATATTGCGGTATGGAGTTTCAAAATATAACAACAATTTAGTTTCATTAGAAGTGCCGCAATACTTATTAGAATTGGCAAATAAATTTACAAAATTAGGCATACTTAAATTTGTTCCAAAAGATTACACCATCAACATTTACAAACCGAAAGATTTCATAAAATATCATATTGATATGGGTGATGATGATACGCTAATCCTTAGTATTCTAACTCCAATCACATTTAATCTAAAGAAAAATGAAGAAGTAATGTCCTTTGAATTCCCTAATAGATCTGCGTTATTATTAACTGGAGAGTACCGTACTGAATGGCAGCATGCAATAGAACCTGTAAAAGAACGGCGCATATCCGTGGTTTTTAGATAAAACCTATAAGTTATCTTATGGATAAATAAAACAGGTTAAAATAGTTCAATACTATGAAGTACGTTAAAGGATTCAATGATTTTGTGGTGTCTGAAGGATTCCGTTACCACATGGAAAATGGTTTGGACATTACCAACAGCGTTTACCGTCTAGGTAGCGATGCATATAAGCAGTTGTTTGAAGAAACCAAGCAATACTGGGACGAAGGGAATGTAATACTCAAAGACAAAGCAGCTTGGGTGGCAGCAAATTTGGAAGTAGGAAAAAAAGCAAAGTTTAAGACTGAAGATGGAAAGATGATTGATGTGGAACTTGACACGCCATCCCGAGGCGGAGATAAAAAGTTTCAAGTATATCGAGATGGCGGAAAGAAAGACGACGACGGAAATATCATCGCAAAACGTATAACGTGGGGTGACACCAGTGGGCTAAGCATTAAAAATGACGATCCGAAAGCATCGGCATCTTTTTGGTCAAGACAACAGTGCGACTTACAGAAGAAAATGGACCCCGATACTGCTGGATTTTGGGCTTGTTATGCCCCTAGTCTATTTGGCAAGCAACTTGGTTTGAGTTCCGAAGAACCTTGGTAAAAATATGAATATAAAATAATATGAAACACATTCAAACATTTGAAAGTTATGTAAATGAAGCAAACGCATCTAAATGGAAGATTGCGTATAACGGGAAAGGCTTTTATGGAGTAACTAACGGAGGCCCGATTGAAGGCGAAATGAGCAAAGAAGACGCTGAAAAGGAAGCCGAAAAAAGAAACAAGTAAAAGATGAAACATATTCAAACTTTTGAAAGCTTTATGAATGAAAGCTACAGCAGTTATTCAAATAATGAATTGGCCGCCTATGTGATGGAGCTATCTAAGGAAAAGAAAGCTGCGGAATCTCGTGGAAAAAAGAAGGAAGCCGAATTGCTAGCAAAAGACCTTGAGGAAGTGAAAGCAGAATTAGTTAAACGAAAAACCCCTATACCAAATGTTGACTAATAGTAATACTATAGAGATCGTTTTTTACGCAGAAGCTTTTGACAATATTGGAAGAGAGAAGAAAACAAAGGATTTAAAGAAAATCAAGTATGCTCTAAAAGCGTCTGACGAATTTAATGATGAAATGAGATTTGAAGACCGATTTGGAAATATGTACTTCATTGACGACTTAATTGGCAAAACTGTAAAGGTCGGAGATGAAACTTTTGAGGTTAAAGAATGAAACCTTACACTGAAGAAAAATTAGAGGAGTCCGTAGTCATACGGACTTTTTTAGCGGACATTGATGAGATGGAATTAAAGTGGCATTGGGACGAGGAAGACCGAATTGTAGAACCGCTGAATGAAAACGATTGGCAATTTCAGTTCGATAATCAATTGCCAACACGGATAAATAAACAGATTCACATTCCGGCAGGAGTCATTCACAGAGTGATACGCGGAACCTCTGATTTGATTGTAAAAATAACTAAATGCAATGAGCGAATTTAAGAAATTTGAAGAATTTTTGGCTGAAGCCAAAGCGGAAGGCGGCAAATACGGTTCTTACCAAATGGATAACGCCAACAATGGCATAGGTATGGACAGTATTTATGTAAACTTAGGTAGGTTTAATGCTCCTGAAATGAACATTAAAATTAGTATGTACTCAGGCGGGTCTGACGGCGTAACTGTAAAGCTTCCAAAAAAGTTAGCAGAACTACAAAAATCTATACACGACGCGTATACTTCTAAAGATGCAGCAGCGGTGCAAGCTGCTGAAGAAGCAGACCGCGAAAAGAGCAAAATGCTTCAAGACATGCAAAAAGAAATTTTTGAAGAGCTAAAGAAAGCAATTGATTCATTCGACAAAGAAGTTGGAAGTATCATCAATAAAGTAGTCAGCAAATACTAATGAAGTACGTCAAACTATATGAACAGTTTATCAATGAGAGTGGAAATTCCATTGACAACGCGATCCCTTTCAAGCAGGATCAGGTAGAATCTACCATCTCTTGGGTGGAGGAAAACGTGTTTCCGCAGATTGGATTAGTTGGATTGAGCGATGACGCAGCAATCCTAGGTAGCGCGGGCAAGAAACTCGCGGACCAAACTAGCGGGGACATTGACCTAGCAGTCTCAGCAGATAAGATTGCTGGGCATCTAGGAGTCTCGCTTGAAAAGGTTCTGTTTGCTCTCAACGATAAGTTGAAGGACATGGGACTGAGCACAAAGCTTGCCGTTGGTTTTAATCAAGTAAGCATAGGTGCGCCAATCGGTGGAGACCCCAAGAACGGGGTTGGACAAGTAGATCTTATGCTTTCTACCGACTTGGTCTGGAGTAGCTTCATCTATCATTCGCCAGACTTTAGAATTGCGGAATCAAAATATAAAGGTGCTTATCGTAACCTGTTGCTGATGGCGGCCATCGGAAAATCTTTTTTTGAGGCTACAAAGAAAACTGATAAAGGAGAAACTGCCGAATATAAAGCGTACGTGGTGCGACTCAATCAGGGTATTGTTGAAGTCCGTAAAAGTTTTGAAGGCAAGAAAGGATTAGTAAAGACTGCGCAGCTTCTTAAAGAATATGATAAGCTCATCACAAAAGAACCTCAAGGCGTAGTGGACCTGCTCTTTAACGGAGGCCACAAGCCATCTGACATAGATACGTACGAAAAGCTGTATTCTCTTCTAAATTCAGGAGACTTTAAGTACCCAGGAAGCATGAGCGATATCATGAGCGATTTTAAGAGCAAGCTTGAAGATTCCGGGCTTCCATTGCCCGAAGGGATTGGATAAATAGTATACAATTCATAATGTGGGTTGAAAAAACAATAACCTCAAAGCCGAAAAAAAGATGGCAGGTATCAATACTCTACAAGAAATTTACGCAAAGCGCGGAGAAGAATGGACGCGAAACTTCTTATCATCAGGTCTTCGCGTAACCGAAAAAGCGGAAGCATATCGCTTCTCTTTCGAGCTTTCAAAAAATGGAAAGCTCCGTTTTTACGGAAAGAATTCCGAAAAGCCACTGAATAGAATTGATCGTACAGTTAGCGACTTGTATGAAGGAGCAATATCAAAGATTGAAAAGCTTCCTGAAGCAATTGTGACAAATTTGCCTAAGAGTCATCGATTTGGATTCAGCTGGGCTCCTGAAAAAGGTCTAACCCTCACAGATATCACCGTAAGACAGTACGGCAAAGTTGTGAAACAAATCAATGAAAATCATGTGATTGGTAAATGGGCAAATCTTTTGCACGTAAAATCTGGAGAAGAAATTGAAGGCTTGATTGACAAAAGCGTGGTCGAGTCCTTGATGGAATCCTTGAAAACCGGGGTGCATCCAATATTTGAAAAAGCTCCACAGAAAACATTCATTCTTAAAGGTGATGACGGAATTGCAAAAATTGCGCCTCTCTGTGAAAGAGAAGTTCGTGAACAAAAGAGCCAGGTATTTGACCTCCTCATGTTACAGATGTACGAACACATCCAGAAACTTGATTTTGATCGCTTTGTATTTAGATCAGAGAGGCCTGACGAAAGGTATATTGAATTGGTATCTGAAGCCTTCAACCGATTTGTGGAAGAAAAGGGTTCAGAGTTTTTGGAGATGGGAATCAAAAAGCCAAGCTTTTTAGAAAAGTCTGGGAAGTTCAATCGGCGTTGGGTTCGCAATTCCAAGACTCTATCAATATTGGAATCTCACAAAGACTATGAGTATCTCTTGGGAATTTTCTTAGTGAACTTAAGAAAACCAAAAAAGCCAGGTGGGCTATTGACAGAATCTTTTGTAGACAGTTTCAATCAACGAATTTATTCTTTAGAAGAATCTGTTAGAAATGCTGAAGACTACGGTTTTCCTGAATTTAATACTATTCTCGAGAAAGAGGTTGACTTCCGAGAGGAGACTGGCTTTTCTGAAGATCAAGCCATGAGAGCTGTAGGCATGATGCAAAGCTATTTTGCATTACCATTTATGGCTACTCAAGAAAACACAGGTTCTAACGAGGTGGACCATGAATGCAATCTTTTACTGATGAACTTAGGGGAGGTTACAAATAAAGTAATCTCTGAATGTGAAAGACTGCTGAAATTCACAGGCAAATCTTTTGTCCTATTGCATGATTCATCAGCTGGCAGAAACTGTTTGTGGGGTTTTGATCAAGAGCAAGCAGACACTCTTGGAAAGCAGTTGGTAAAAGATTACCCTCATATTTTTGAGTGTTATGAATCGGTGTCAAACCCAAGCCTCGGGAAACTTCTAAAGGCTGGAGGCGAGAGAACTATAAATGACATATACGTAGGAAGATCTGCTAATGCTTTGAATAAAGAGGTGGAAACATACAACGCAATCTCAGGAAAGAGATACGAATGTGGAATCTTCCAGATTCAAGGCCAAGAGCCAAATGCAATTAGAGATTGTATGGAAAGAGAAGACTACAAAGCATTTAGAAGTGTATTCCCACAGTGCACTCACAGTTTTTGGCCACAGATGCAATCATCTTGGCAACAAAAAGCCTATCTATAAGAGATAAATATAAGAAAATAAAGTCAGCCTATAATGAGTCACGTAAAATCATACAATGAATTCCTTAATGAGGCTTTAGTTGTAGTGAAGCGGAAATATACCGAATCTCATCCACAAAAAGTTGCTTCTAGCTATGCTCCTGTCAGAGAGAGGATTCTTTCCTTGGTAAATGAAAAAGGAAGAGTTAGTGAAGACGAGATGAGTCAGTTCCTCAAAATGATGAATGAAGAAACGGGTAGGAAAACCAACACCGGCTGGTTGAAAGCCAATTCCAAGTACTTCAAGATGAAAGAGGAAGAAGGCGTAAAATACTATACTCTGTCTGCAGAAGGCAAGAGAATCCACGAAAAATTAACTTTGCAAAAATGAGGTCTTTTGGAGAATTCAAAGAAAAAATGTCCATAGAAGAAGCCCTTGCCCCAGAGCTTCGCGAAATCTTAAAATGCTTTGATGAGGCTTCATCATTGGCAGACGACAAGAATATGAAGCAAACTCTGCAAGCTATCGAGGATGCTCGTCAAACTATAATAACTCTAGGAGGTAAATAGCATGCCGGCATCTTCAATTGCACAACAAAAGTTGATGGCTATGACTTACTCCTTAAAGAAAGGAGAAATGGATCCTAAAGACGCTAGTCAAGAGGTGAAAGACCTTGCAGATTCCATGACTCTAAAGCAGCTAAAAGATTTTGCTGCTACGAAGCACAAAGGATTACCTAATCACGTACAGGAGTACTATTACTGGTGGGACACGCAGCCACAGATGATGGCTGGACAAGCAATGGCAATGAAACGCGATCAAACAGATCCGCTGGTTCAAGCTTTTATGGATTTCATAACAGGTAAGAAATCAAAAAAAGTTGAAGAAGACTTTGCAGCCCCTGCTGCTAGCGTTGCAAATACACCAGGAATGGGTAATGTAGTTGCGGCGGCTCCAGGTAAGGTAGGAAGCGGTGATACATTTAGTGCTGGATCAAAAAAGAAAAAGAAGAAAAAAATGAAACACGTAAAACTTTATGAAGCGTACATCGAAGAAATGGCGCTGGGAGATGTTAATGTGCAAAGAATACTCTCTGCTTTTGATACCGGAGACGACAAGATGAAAAAGAAAATTGCTGATGTTGTCTCAGGGCAACCTCACACCGATAGGAAGCGATTAGAAGCAGACTTTCGATCAATTGGCTATAACGAATTAGTTGATATGATGATAGAGCTGGACCTACAGCCTCCCAAGTAAAATGATGCTAGTGAGATGGCAAAAACTAAAAACGAATCAGGCAAAAACTTTGTAGAAAAAGTCAAAAAGAAAATCGGAAGACATTCAAAGAAAGATAGCAAAAACAAAAGCTCAAAAAATTACAAAAAGCCTAACGTAGGGCAAGGGAGGTAGAAATGGACACAGAATTATTAAAGGCTGTCATTACAGCTGCAGGATCAATAATTGCTGCACTAATCACGGTTATGATAAAGAATAACTACGATGAGAAGAAAGCAAAAAGTGCGAAGGAGAAAGAGGAAAACATTGAGGCTTCGGATATTGAAGAAATGATTCAAGTCCAAGAGTGGCTGGAGTCATTCCGAGAAAAATACCAGTTTGACCGGGCTTCAATCTACCAATTTCACAATGGCGGAAAGTACTTTCAAGGAAAGAGCATGAAAAAGTTTTCCATGACCTATGAAGCAGTAGCTCCTGGTTATGAGAAGACTAAGAGAGACCAGCAAAATGTGCTAGCATCAGAATACCCTAGATGGATTTCTGAGATGCTGAAAAAAGACTGCTTTGCAACTCTCAGCGAAGATCTGGATCTGAAAGACCGACATGAGATGGATCGGATGGGAATACAGCAATTTGTTACCGTCCCAGTGTACTGCATTAAGAAAAAGCTCGTGGGCTTCATTGTTGGATATAACATCAGCGAAATTCATGAGAGTATAGAAGAACAATTTGACTCCTTGGTAGAAGATTCCAAAATTATTTCTGGCTACCTATCCTAAAAAGACGGAAAGCAATGAGAGATGCTCGAGAACTCAAAAATGCCACAGTAAAAGTCGGAGGAAAGACTGGAAAGGTTGTAGGCTTTTGGGTTACTGAAAACAATGTGGTATATGCCAAAATAAAAGACTACCAAGGAACCACCACTAACCATCGATTAACTGAACTCAGTTCAGAAATGGAGTTGGTAAAAAAACAATTAGAGGAATGAAACACGTACAAACATACGAAGTTTTTTTATATGAAAGCTATTTGCTTGAAGCGGATGATGACGATAAAGCATCCACGGATCAAGGGCCTATTGATAACGAAGCTGTTGAAACAGGGTTAGCTAATAAGAAAAAAGAGACGGGTTGCCCAATTGGAATTCTTCGTGCTGTGTTTAGACGCGGAATGGCAGCTTGGAAAAGTGGTCACCGACCTGGAGCAGGGCAAGAACAATGGGCATATGCCAGAGTAAATAGCTTTTTAACTGGCGGAAAAGGTACGTGGGGCAAAGCCGACGCTGATTTAGCTAAAGAAGCAAGAGCTGCTGGCTTCAACCCAAAATAAGAAGATGCCATGAAACATCTGCACACATATCAAAGCTTTCTGAATGAAGGCAGGTCATTTACGGATTCAATGAATCCACAAACAAAGGAAATCTACCAGGAATACCGAGAAAAGATCTCCAGCTTTGAAATCTTTGATCATAAAAAACTGGATGATGCTCTCAAAAGCGATGATCGTGTAAAGAAGTCCGGCCAAGAAAAACTTTTACAAACTGCTTTAGGATGGGCTCTTACGCATGCTCAAGAAATGGAAAGATAAAAAACTGCAATGAAACACGTTAAAACATACGAAGGCTTCTTAGCAGAAGATCATCCATACTACAAAGGAATTAGTAGTAGTACTGCCGATAAGAAGAAAGCACAGATGAAGAAGCAAGCAGCTGCTGATGACGATGATCCGGAAGCATACAAAGAGCTACCGGGAGATACAAAAGGAAAGGGTCAATTAAAGACTTCCAAGCATACAAAAAAATATCAAGAGCTCTACGGAGACAAGAAATAAATAAAGCATTATGAAACACATTCAATCATTTGAGAACTTTTTGAACGAGTCAATAGAGACCACCGATGATTTTTCAAAATCTAAGAAAAACCGTTCAGAGTATACCGAGCTTATTACAAAAGCCGTTGCAAAAGAATTCAATTTTTCTACCAGCCTTTTTTCTCAAGACTTTATATTTCAGATTGCGGATGATATGGGTGAGACTAAAGCGATCATTACTCTTCCTATGAGTGAAGGCGATAAGAAGAAAGAAAAGCTTGCTGGCGAAATTGAAGACTTCATAAATGATTATGTGAAAAAGGAATCCAAGATCAAAGATCTGCAATACAGTCCTACTAAAACCGGAAAGGTTGCAAACGTAGGGACGGCCAACAATGGAAACTGGATTGTTATGTGGAGACCGGTATTTTTTAGAAGATAAAAAAAGGCTGCCAATGGCAGCCTTTGAATTCTCAGTGGTTCCTTTATAGAATACTGATGCTTCGAGAATTTTTCTTGGCTTCTGTAGAAAATTCAATACTCAGTACGCCATTTTCAAGTTTGGCAGATACTGATTCACAATCCAAGTTTTCTACCTGGAATGTCTTTTTCATTTTTGAGTTAAGAAACTTTGGAAGATTTCTTTCAGTGCTTGCTTCAACAATGAGGTCTTTGCCTTCGGTGCGCACTGTCACCTCTTCTCTGGAGAATCCAGGAAGGAGTACATCAATTGTATAACCTTTTTCGTCTTGACGAATATCGGTCTTAGAATAGGTTGACGAATTGTGGTTTGCGTATTCAAACAATTCATCGTAGGCATTGAAAATAGATGTTGATTTCCACATATACTTTATTTTTATTTTTTCTTAGTATACTATCAAAAGTGTGCCATTGCTCTTTTTATGAAATCTTGACATAATGAAGTGACTAATTGACATAGCTAAGTGTCTAGCTAGATAGTCTTACTCCTAACCGTTCTGATAACTATTTTATACATCCTTGGTAAAAAGTTTTGGTAAACATGTTATACATTTAGGAAAACCTGGTAACCTCTGTGAATATAAAATCAAATTCAAAATATACATATTCATGATTAAGTACAGCAAACTTCGAGACGTAAAATCTCCGTCTCGAGGAACTGCTCAGTCCGCGGGAGTGGACTTTTTTGTTCCTAACGACTGGAACAATGGGCAGCCTCGAGTAGTCTTACCAGGAGATCGGGTCTTGATTCCAAGTGGAATTAAGGTCAACATACCAAAAGGTCACGCCTTAATTGCTTTCAATAAGAGCGGGGTGGCCTCAAAAACCGGAATGATCGTTGGAGCCTGCGTGGTGGATGAAGACTACCAAGGTGAGGTTCATATCAATATGATTAACACCAACGAGTCTAAGGAATACTTTGCCGATGGCAACTACGTAACTGATACGGGAACTGTCACAATTTCTCCAGGAGAAAAGCTTGTGCAATTCTTGCTTATCCCTATCAATTACGCGGAAACA